ATCAGGTATCATGGCAACACACGGAATTACCATGTTTTTGCCTTCTCTGCCCATACAATACGGGCATATACTTCATACTCTATTGTAATATTTCTATCCATACGCCCCACTCCATTTACCTGTAAATAATATTCAAAATATTTATCACAGAAATCGTTTTTTGGCCATGAACTGAGCACACTATAAAGTCCGGAACTGACTCTTTGTTAAATTACCTTAACGTTACCAGTAACATATTCATAACAAAACATCACGGTATACACTGGGTACGGATATATTCCTGTGCTCCTTCCAGTTGCTTCTGCATTGCCATCAGCCGTTCTCTGAGGATGAAATAATCCCGTTCAGCGGCTTCTGCCAGTCGGGGACCGGTTGCATTACCCACGCCGGAGGTGATGGGGGCTTTACGCAAGGAGCCTGGACAGTTGGCGTTGATAGCGCAGGCGCTTACGACCAGCGGCAACATCAGCACGCAGAGTTTCATTTTCAGCTCTCGCATCGGCTAATTCCCTCGAGTATCTGGCATCAAGTGCAGCGACATCACGCTGGCGTACCTGCATATCAGTAATTGTCACGTTCGCCAGCTTCAGCTCACTGGCTTTTTTATCGCGTTGCGCTTTGTAGGTAATGGCGTTATCGCGGTAATGATTAACAGCCCATGACAGGCAGGCGATAATGCAGATAACCAGAGCGGAGATAATAACGGTTACCCTGCTCATTGTTGCCCCCACAAACCAGACTTCACGCTCAATCTCGCGGCGAGTCATCAGCCCTTTCCATTGCTTACCGCCAGCGTATGTCCAGCGCCGTAGCTGATCACATGCGCCTTTGATATCGCCCTGGTTTATTTTGCGAAGAAGCGTCGATGTTCTGAAATTGCCAGCGCCCACGTTGTAAACGAACGAGTAAAGAGCGCCGCGCGTTGTTTCCGGTATATCGACGTTGATGTACGGGTTAATTTGTCTGGCGACCGTGGCAAGGTCTTTATTCAGGAGGGCTTTGCATTCTGCTTCGGTATACGTTTTACCGGGCATGATGCTTTTCCGGTGTGTCCGTGACATACAGTCCATACGCCAACGATATCTTTGTATGGTATGTAGCTGACACCTTCCAGACCATCGTTACCACCTGGACCAGTGATGAGCACAGACGCTATGGCAACAGCCCCACCACCAATAGCAGCTGCAACAGCCTTGCGTAATGACGGCGACATTATTCACCTCTCGCAGCCTTACGCTTATCTTCTTTAATCTTGAAATAAAGATTTGTCAGATACGTCAGCAGGCCAAACAGCAGACTCCCCAGCACACCTATTGCCACCCACTGGGACGGAGAGACTTTGTCCAGCAGCTGCAGTAACCAGTATCCCGTCCCCACCGCTGACGTGGTGTAAGACACACCTGTTGTGATTTTTTCCATCTGATGTATGTCTCCGTCACCGCCGACAGAAAATGAAAGTAAAGAAAAACAAAAAGCCGCCAGTGTCACCCACTGACGGCCAACTCCGGGAGCCGTGATTATGGCATTCAGGCTCTGCTAAAAATGCCAGATAACATTCCGGCCACCCCCTGATTCAGGTTATAAATGACACAATATCTTGACAACACCCGTCACTGTCTGTCAGAAAATATACCGCCAGGCATAAGTATCATGTGAAATCCAACTATCCTTCTGAGCCAGCACCTCTCCACCGAAAGTCAGTGCTGGCTGTTTTTTCCTTAATAAAGCATCTGTAACTGAAACAATCCGCATATTGATAATATATTGACAGGCATCATTGCTGTCTGTGAAAAATAAGTCTCTACAAACATATAAGGCCTTTTAGCCAGCGTCTTCTTTCAGGTCAGTCGCTGGCTCTTTTTTTATTATGCTGCCGGTGCATTTATCTCCAGCACCAGACTTTCTATCTCAACGCCATACGCTGCATTTTTTGTAACATCCGTCAGCGTCAGCGCATTCAGTCCCAGTGTCAGACTGTCTTTTATAACCTGGAATGCCGGGCCAGCCACTCCATTCAGTTTCGGAGTAACCGTGGCACTGCCGGCGGTGAACACCAGCTCCAGCGTCTGCCAGTCGTTACCGTAATCGCCGAACTCCCCCAGCTTCGTGTTTCCGGCTTTCCTGTGATGCATCAGATTCACTCTGCCGTCAGTGGTCTGAGTAAAGTACGACATCAGGAACGGATTACCGGTACCCGTCATCGCCACACCATCAGGAACGGGAGCATCCGTATACAGATAAATCCCCAGCCCGAACTGATTGTTGGTCAGCGCGCCTGACAGGCGGAACTTACAGGTCAGTCTGCCGCCCTGTGTCAGTAGGGTAATTGCGTCATCCACCGGATGCGTCAGGGACCAGGTTTTATTGCTCTGCTTGGTGATCTTAAATACACCATCTGACAACTGAATTCCGCCATCCTTAATGCTCCAGCCCTGCGCAGCAGCCTCTCCGGCTGCCGGCAGCAGGGAGATTGTGCGAACGGACGTATCTGCAGACGGACCCGATGGCGTGTTGCCGCCGGGCGAGGGTTTGATTTCCGGTGCCTTACCACTGATGAAGGCTGAGGTGCGCCCGGCTGCGTTCAGAATAGCGGTTGCCAGACGATCCGGAATAATGCTCCTGCGCGCCCATGAACTGAAATGTGTCGGGCGGTTTGATGATACCTGGTTTCCATTCGTTCTCGATGCCGCACCGTAATATCCTGATGCCGGAATATCCGGATCTTCTGCCGGCGCGTTAGTGGCGGTATTGACGCCGTTACCGTCTGTCATGAAGGGCACAAAATAAACGCCCTCACTCTCCCTGTTTTTATACCCGCCGTACACGGTGTCGTACTGGGTAGCGTATGTATTTTTCCAGTAATACGTCGTGTCACCACAAATCCACGGCACATCTGCAGCACTGCCACCATGGCACTGCGCGTTAAACACGGAGAGGTCAGCACGAAACTGTGCCAGCATGGCTGTAAACAGCGCAGGTTGCTGTGCGTGGGTGGCGGCGCTCATGTCAAACTCTCCCTGCATCCAGCACACCGCCAGCAACACATTTTTCGGGTTCTTCTGTAATGCAGCTTTAGTGCGCGCAATCAGGTCCTGATATAACGGTTTACCCACACCCCAGCGCGCCGAATCCTGGCTGGCCCCCGCGTCCGCACTGAATGTCCCCTCCGCGCCCTGGGTGAATGCCGAACCACCACGACAGCATGGTACCAGCAGGATCCCCGCGTTATTCGGGATATACGGAAGCAGTTTTTTGGCAATATGTAAGCCCTGGCCGACACAGCCGTACTGCCCTTTGCTCAGGTCTGCCTTCGGATGATTCAGCGTACTCATATCCTGCACATCATGCAGGCAGTGGTCGGCCGGAATAATATCGTTATATCTGCAGGCAGCCCCACCCGGCGTAACTGTACTGCGGCGCGCCAGCTGTTTAATGCGCGGATCCGGAGCATCGTATGAATCCGGCAGCGGAAGCCCTTCACCGTAAGCCATGGCATTGGACTGCCCGGCCAGTACGATGACGTAGTACCAATCCGGCTCAGATGAAGGGCCGACCTGTGGCTCTCCTTCAATAGCCACCGCCTGCATCAGTGTGTACGGCGTAATGGCAACCGGTCCGCCGTATGGCTGCCAGCCCTCTTTCAGTTTGTGTGTCAGCTTTTCCGCAAGGTCTGACGGCGATGCCGCCCTGACCACATCGTAGTGTTTAAATGCCATGAATCCTCCCGGCCGGGATAATATTGTGAGTAAAATGATGAGCGGGCTGAAATCCGGAAGTTACAGGACAATGGCAGAAGAGAGACAACAGCCCGCAATACGAAAAAGGCCGCGCTATTGCGCAGAGTGATTACTGTCGGATATTATTCGCCAGCTGAAATATTACTTCACGTTTTGTTGTTTATTCCTTGCCGCCAGCGTCTCCCTGCGCGGGCTTTTTTTGTCCATAAGAAAGCCCCTCCGGAGAGGGGCTGGAGAGTGGCGCTATGTGCCATTGCATGGTGCCGGGTGCCTCCCGGTGAGTTCGGCCTGGTGCCACCAAACCCGCGTATTCTCGCTTACGATCATCAAAGAGATCATACCGTTCACCAGTCGCCCCTCCGCACAGGGGGATTCACCATGCAGAAATTTTCTAACACATCTATTATCAGACCGGCAACAACTGACTGAATTGAGATGTATTTAACATTTATGAATCTCCGCCTGCTATTTTCACTGAGCTATTCTAAGTCAACGAAAAATAACTTCGCTGAATCCCCCTCCATTATGACAGGCATTAGTTTTAATGGTTACAGTCATCCCCGTAATTTGCGCACTGAGAAGAAGAGACTGAAGATTCCATCTGTTGGTAAATAATTCTTTATCACCCACTTTAACTGTAAAGGTATCGTCATCATTATATTTTGTATACTCCACCTTTCCAGTTACACAATCAGGCGTCGCCAGCGCACTTGCTGAAAAAAATGAAAGCGATGCAGCTATTAATAATGTTTTTTTCATTTTACCCCCTCAACTGCTAATAGTTCTGCGCATCAGAATTGCCCCCAGAGTGGATGAATCCCACAATATTTTATTGTGCGTAATCCCACGGACTCTTCCATCTGCCGGACACATAGAAGGAAACTCATCAGATGCCATTCTGGCAACTCGCGATGCATGATGATGACAATTCAGTATTAATGCCACGCTTCCCAGAATTGCATTAATGCTTCCAAAAGAAATTCTTCCTACACGAACAGAGTCTTGTCCATGATAATCAGGCAGGACACTACTCAACCTTCCCCAGTTCAATGTAAGATCAACATCTTCAGCAGTCATTACATAAGAACGCCCACTGAGATCATCCAGTGTTGTACGAAATCCCCTCTGTATTTGCCGAAAACGTAAAGCTTCAGCTGTCACAGTAACAAACCGTAACATCGCTCTTGCCACAGACTGCGTCAGTGAGGTTCCACTATGCGACATTAAATCCAGATAAGAAGTAGTCAACGAATGGCGATTTATCTGCATCCCCGTACGACTGATCCCTGCAACACGCTGTAACGTGGTATAGCTACTGTCACCAGACAATGTAACCGCTGTTGTACCTGGAAAGGTAACATGTGAAAAATCAGCAAAGCGATAAAAAACATTATTTGTCCTGTTAACAAATCCTGTCACATATAAATTATTTCGTTCAACAATAAGCCGTAGATTATTAAACCGCCCTTCCTCTGGATCTATCCCTCTGACATCAACTGCAAACAAATTATCCCCTGTGCCACTATCAATCATCAGTAAAGACGTACCTCCTGATGAAATAGTCTGTAATGGAGTACCTATTGCAGAGCGAATGACATTCAGCGAATCTACATACGTCTTTGCAGTCGAGAAGTCTAAGGTAAATTCCTTCGCAACCACATTAACTGAAAAGATAACAAAGAAAAAAGTTAGCACTCTAAAAATAATTATTTTCATATTACACAATACTCCTTGAGCACCATACGATAACTATATTCTTGACATCCTCCACCCCCTGAAGGACGGCGTTTTACGGCGCACCGGATAAACGTAACAATAACGTAATGAAAATGATAATTATATTCAAAGAGAGCTGCAACCTTAACATATCTGGTCAGATCTCATGCGACTACTTGACGTACGTAGACAACAACATTTATTGATACACAGGATGTTACGGACATAAAAAAGCCAGCCACTGGGGGAGGCTGGCAAACTCGTAGAGCAAAATGCTGTTACGCAAACTTCGTTACAGGGTCATCCTGCAATACAAAAAATACACAATATTTAGAAAACTAATAGTGCCATGTGCAATTTTTAAGATTTTGTTATTAATTGTGGTCGCACCTTCCTTTCTGTGTACTTTCCGTATAGCTCACAGGATTCTGGGTACAAAAAAACCCGCGCATCGGCGGGTTAAGCAGCGTGGCAATGTAACCACTCTTATCATGATATGCAGATTTTTACGATCGTAAACTATTTTTTCGCTGATAAAATACAGAGGTTCTCCCTCCCGGCAATTCACGCTCAACATACCGATCCATCTCAAGCCTCACTCCCAGCATCATCAGCATGCCTTCAACAATCCCCTCCGCTTTGTGAAGGCGTTTACCTATACAGGTGTCAGAGCACCCATGTTTCCGTGCCAGCGCCATGAACGTCCCCCCCAGCACGTAATAATCAACCAGCAAGTCATGCAGATCGCGATTGTTCCGGTAAAGGCGGGCTATACACCCGCATATCACCATCGCATCATCGTCACAGCACTGCGGGCGTGATTTTACTTTTTCGGGGATCAGTCCCTTAAATCCGGCGGCAATGGGTGACCAGGTCACATCCTCATGGTTATTTGCCGCCCATGCCCCCCAGCACTCAAGAACCTGCCGGATATCACGCATCAGTATCTTTACCCCATCCGCGATGAACCATAAGAACACCGTTGACAATAGCGTGTCTTTTTCCTTCTTTATCGCCAGTGTATTTTCTGACCGTGTTGCGACTACAGTTCAGTATTCTGGCTACCTCGGTCTGATTTTCATATGCCTCAACGAGCATGTCAGGAATGGTTTTTACTGTGAACGTCATGCGGCCTCACTTCTGCTGTTTCGCAGGTCTTTAAGTTTCTGCTGATACTTCGCCTTGATGGCCCTGCACTCTTCGATAGTCCAGCGATGGCGGTTATGGTTTGATTCGATTTCGTCTACTGCTTCCTGCCCGATTCGGTTAATCAGTTCGACGCGATAGGGAACGAGATTTCCGCTTTTATGCTGGTTGCACACCACGCATTGCTTGTGAATATTGCGTTCATCAAATCGGAGTTGAGGTGCCGCAGCAGTTGTCCGGTAATGTCCGGCATCCCACTGAGCAGACATGAGCGTTCCGC